CTACACTGTGTGAACAGTGTGAATTGTTTGGATCACCAGCGCTCATTATACGGCCACCCAACGGTGGCTAGGGAGCTCTAGTTACCTAGAATCCATATTCACTGTCCCGAATTAACATACACAATGTTTTTCGAGTAGGGCGATTCTCCACAAAGAAAAACCACCCCATGGGTGGCAGTCCGAAGACTGGCTGAGACTTAACGGTGTCTACACTTACCGGGTCGCCCGGCCCGCGCTGACGCCAAGAACTCTTCTCTTGGTCACAGCGCAAAGCAAGGCGCAAGTACAATTTGGTTGTTAAGTACAACCGGGTTTTACGAACCCTGGTCAAAGACCACTAAAATAAATTGCCGCCCCACCAACTATTAAAAGTGGTGGTAGCATTGGACAACACCAAAGGGCATGGTCCAATATAGGCGGCACAACGGGCATCATCTGCTGCAGACACACCCCAGGCACCTTGCACGGTCGAGCCATTATCATTCCTGTGTAAGAAATTGTAAATAGCTTTGACCGCGTTCGACCTAGTGGTGTACGTAGTCAGATTCGGTGCCCAGTCTCTAGTCCCATCACCAGTGTTGAAATCCCCCATGCGAAATCTAGGGGCACCAGAAAGCATCGGCAACAGGAAATAGCCAGCGGAAGTGCTCTGCAGTACATTAGAATAAGCCCTACTGGGTACTGTAATATCCTGTGTGTAAACACTAGGCACAGGCCCAACAGCCGGCGTATTATTGTCGCGCTCATTTAGCACGACTCTTGCTGCTGAGTTGCCACCAGTGTTGGCCCACCAATAAAGAAGCGTGGAACCGATGCCATAAGCATAACACTGGGCTACCATCCCAGACCGAGGCAAAGCCCAATTCCTAGTACCATTAGGAGCTAGTACTTGGCCATCGCCCCAAGCAGGAAGGCAACACCAGAAAGGCACAACGCCACTGGCAATAGTTCCGTTAGCAAGCTGATAACGACGTATTGTGTTTATCATCATCAACTGCTTTAGAGAAGTAAACTTCTCTCCAACAGAATGCTGAGATGCATCAATAGTCTTAGCTCCAACACCCGACTGAAACTCAATCAAAGGATCAATAGTATCAGGCCAAGCAGGCTGGCCAGGTGTTGACACTCCAGCAAAATAAAAACCAGGAGTAGCCGCCACCTCAACTATAAAAGAAATAGTGGAGGCGGATTCACCATTGTTGACAAGCGGGTCCATAATCTGCATAGAAACAAAACCTGTACAATCATTGATACCAATTTGTGAAACAGGTGCTATGTAGGGAACTTCAAATTCAAACTCAGATCCATCCTTCAGGTCGAAGACCAATGAATACTGGGATGGTTGCAAGTCGGAATTGAAAGTTCCTGGTACTGGACCGCCACTAAAACCCACGTCAGCGTAGGTGTTAGCAGTGGAAACTTGTTGATAGTCTGGTAAAAAGCTAAACATGATGCGGCCAGTGTGAAACTTCGACTTCGCGAAAGAAACACGATACTTCAACCCGCCATGCCAATAGCGAAAATGCTGACCGAAATACAGCAAATTGCTAGGCAAGACGGAATTGAAAGTGGCCGAGCCACGAGGCAAAGCTATATTACCAGGCGTAGTACCACCTGGCGCTCTAAACCAATAGTGCATCAGGCAGGTTTTGCCACAATACTCCACTGTGCCATGAGCATCAGCTGTTGAAATAGTGCCTCTGAAAATCTGGGAATAGCGAGTCAATATGGTGTCAAAAGCCATCTCGTCCAAATCAGTGCCTCCCAGCGCCTCAGTTACGGCGACTGTGTTGCACTGAAAGCCACCAACAGTGGAAGCTGGCGCAACAACGTCACACACGTTCTCCATGTAATTGGGGAAACGCATCTGGCGCGTCAACGGAGCAATGGCAACAGGCTTAGAAAACCCGAAAGCAGAAGCTGCTTTAGCAGCAGCATTAAGAAACCAAGTCGTAGGGCCTGTAAAAGCCCTAAGACTAGGAAAAGCCCTGCCAACTGCTGTGGGCAACTTAGCTGCTGTAGCCAAAATGCCAGAAAACTGACCGTTGGCTGCAAGTTCAGCCTCCGCATTGGACTTGCCGGTAGGCTGTTTGCCAACACCAGACTGGGGCACTATAAAAGTAGTCCCAGCCAATGGCATACGCCCAAACAACTCAATGTTCTCAAGGTGCATATACACCTTAAACACAGGAGTGTTAGAACCAGCCAAAGTAGGCGTTGGCAACACTTGCACCAAAGAAAAAGTGCCCATGACATGCCCCACTTCAGATGCGGAGCTGCCAAAATACTCAAACTCGCTCAAATACGGTACTGTCAACTTTGACTGAGTGTGGTGAGCCACATCCAATCGCACATGTGGCAAATGGGTGCAAGTCGCCGCCTTATTGACACGCAAAAACTGTCCAGTTCCATACTGAAAAGCAGAAACTAACAAACCCTGATGAAAAGGATTGCAATTGTGCTCAACAGTAAAGACTAAATCTCCACGGATACCCTTGACACCTCGAAGGCGTTCGGGCCAATTTGGAACTTCAAGTCCAAAATTGGTCCAACTCGCCTCAAAAGAATACAACGGTCCCGTGGTAGAAGACAAGTTGCCGCGCGCAATAAGCGTCGGTCGGGAAAAGAAAGATTTCAAATCCTGGACGGAATCGTCAGCGGCTAAAAACTGACTTCCAGTTCCAGGAGGTGCAACAGCACAAATACTAGCCTCATCAGCAAAAAGAACTCCGGCATTGTTATCAACAGTGCTGGGTACATCAAGTGCGTTTATATCCGCGCAATCGGTTACTTTTGAAGGATCATTAGCGTGCTACTATGTACACACACGGCCCGCACAGGCACATGTGAGTGAAACCCTACTCTCTGAGTCCTCTGAGTAGTATCGGTAGCCATCCTGTCCACACTTGTTGCCGGGGTTTCGATATGTACAAACAAGTATGCGTATATAAGCTAGTACCAAACATCAGTTCTTGCGAAACAAAGCTCACGAGCCTGTTCACGCGATTGTATGGAAAAGGAAAGCCCAAGCTCGCGGCAATAATTCAAAGCCGCAGCATAACGCTCAGGCCATTCTTCCTCTCCATGCAACGACAGCTCAAGCATAGCATCATGGAAATTCATCTCCAGATCCTTCTTGAAGCTGCGGTTGTTGTGATAGTAATAAGTTCTGTACAAAATGCTGTCCATGTTCAATGGACCGCACCAGCCACCCTCGACCTCTGCACGAGCAAAGCTGCGCTTGAGGAACGTGATGTCATCAATAGTCTCATAAGGCTGCACCACCCCATCCTTTTTGTCAGAGGTGTACGTGAGCCCCATGTCCTTCATGTCCTCAGCCACGGTTACCTGATTAAAGACCTCGGATACCGCGTCTGACACACCCACGACGTTGTCATCGCCATAGGTGCAAATGTACACTGCGTCCCACATACTGGTATAATCACCAGTGCGTTTCACATAACATGCCGTGATGGCAAACAATGAGTACATGGAATTGATGATAGTGGTCAAGGGGTGGCCACTTGGAAGGGATTTGTTCCATTGAACAAGTGAATCGCGCATAGCGCCGACGCCAGTCAAGTGCCTCGAGTGCACAAGATCCTGAAACAGGACCTCGCGCACAAGATCATCCTCACTGGTGCCACCGCCTGCACGATACCACGAGTTAATGTAGCGCAAACACTGCGCATGAATATCTGGTTGTTCCGAAGCATCAAAGGCCTTGAAATCTCCCGCAAACACGCGCTCCCCATGTCGCAATAGCTGATTCGCCAGCACATCCCACTCTGTGTAGTGGTTAATGCCAGGCGCCATGCCACACATAGTGTGGTTGCAATGCACCGAGCTCATGAAAGCACCAAAGTACTTGCGTACAGCAATGCTGTAATCAACTGGTGCACCAGAAATGGCGCGTGTGGCAACAGCTTCAACCTTCGCAAGCGGGCGCGTCTCATCCTTCAGGAAATCCACAAAGATATGCGCTCTGCGCACACCCTGCTTCGCGTCCTCCACGATGCCGGCGACTTCTGCCAGCACCTCCTGAGCGCCCTCTCGCGTGAGATCAAACTCATCGCCATCCCCAAATATGTCGGTCTTACCCTTAGCATACTTGAGGTTGTACGGATAGCCACAAGAGGAACTCCTCTTAATGGACTTCAGCTTCATGTGAGACACACCCACCACAGCTTCCTCATCAGAGAGAATCTTGCGAGTGCTGGTAGCGGTTAACTCCCAATGTCTCTGCATAGCCAAGCCCATAATGGCGTTGGGGTTGCGCAAATTGCTGATATGCAAAGGCGTGGAGTAGTTCTCCATAGCCTTATGCATAGGCTGCACAATGGAGCCATCCCGCACCACTGGGTGCAGTATAGCGGGGGCAACTGGGCTCGGGCCAAAGCCATCAAACCCTGTCTCTTTGATCTTAGAGCGGACGCTCTGTGAAACAGCGCAATCATCCCCCACAGTCCCAATAGGGGCCATGGAACCATTTGCAAGTCCGCACTCCTCAATGATCTCATCAGTGTGGAGCACAGTAATGCCCCTGCGCGTCACGTCCTCATCAAACTTGTCATAAATGACTGAGGCACGATTCTTGAAGGTGGACAAAGCTTTCTCAACCAACTCCTTGGTGAGTATTGCTGCCCAGCCTTGACGCTGTCCACCATTAGCTGGAGAGCGTGACCTTCCGGCAATGTGAATGCCGAGAATGGACTTGCCCCCAAAATATCGGGGTTCCGCAATGGTGAGCGGAGCTCCACAATCGCCGCACTGCGTAGACATATTATATGTCCACAGCTGCTCGGTGTCAGCATAGCCCACAGTCACCTTAGGGTCATAACGCAGCCCTTGCGCCACATAGGCGATGCGCTCAAGCTGCACTCTGTCATTGTACCTCACAGGGCGCGCTATATCAAGCCGCACCCCAAAGTTGTTGTTATAGTGCATGAGGTCCTTGACCACATCACGATCAGTGATGCAATATTTCACCACATCGCGGTGGGCCTGTGCGCAAACTGGACTAAAATCCACGAAGGTCAAATCCAGTGCTGGGTAATCCTTGTGTTCAAAGCTGGAAAACTTGGCCCCAGTCATCTTGACGCGAAGCCCGCCTGTGTGAGCAGAGCATGCGATCATCTCAATAGTGTCAGCACTGGACAAGCCCTTGCGGAAATGAAAAGGCATCACGCCAATCTTCCCGCGCAGCATGAGCACTTGCCCCACAGTCTCGTCGCCACACATGAGCTTCCAAGTATTCTTGTAAACTCGATCTGCGGCGCCATCTTCCGGGGGATTGCCCATCTCTGCGCGAGCAGATGGCATAACCTCTGCAGGTTGCTTCTTAGCAGGAAAAACCTTCTCCTGGTGCACACTCTGATGCTCAGCATCGTCGTCAGGTGCTCCGAAAATAAGGTTGCGGATAGCTTTGGCCGCTGCAGTAGCAACTGACCAAACAGCTTTGAGAGTGCGTATGGCAAGCACAATGTATGCCACCATAGTGGCAGAGCAAATAATATTGCCATTGCGCGCCTTGGTATAAGTGTCCTTAAACCCGCGCTTGATCTCACGAAAGAAAAGGCGGAAGCCATAAGTGACATCACGCCTCGCTCTGCGGTCTCCCTCAGCTGCCTCGTGAAAGGCCTTCTTCCAGAATGAAGTCTCATACTTCGCATCAATGCGGGCAGCCCTGCCGGCATACTTGTCATCCTGAACAGAAGCTCGGTTCTCGAGAGGATCAGCGACCATCATGCGAACAGGCGTATCATGCTCAGCGCGGAGTTCCTCCTCATCATAATTAATGTCGTTGAGCGGGTAGCTGTCAGCGTCATAAATGACCTCACAATCGGACTCCAGTCCGGACTCGTGCTGAATCGCTCCAGGAAACATGTTGAGCCACTTGTTCAAAGCAGCCACATTGTCAGTGTGCCGGGAAGCGCGCAGCTTTAATTCTGCAGCGACGTCCTTAATCAGCGAAAACACTGACGGTCCCTGGCCCTGTAACGGTGAGCCATCAAAGGCACACGGGCGCAGGGTCCACGCTTCCCATGGGATGCAAGATAGTACCTCATCATCCGTGTATTCCTTGTCCTTAAGCGCTTCAATACGCGCGGCCTGCACTCTCTCAAACTTGCCGTAATCAAAAGTGCCATAGGCCGTACGATACTCAGGAGCAACATCCATCCAATAACCATGTGAGATTCTCCTCAACACGGCTTCCGGTTTGGCCAAAACTTGATCCAAGTCGCTCCTTATGTTGACCTGATTAGTTGTACCGATCATCAGCTTGGAGCTAAAAAAGAAGCGGCCCTTGCTCTCAACATCAGCAAAGGGCAAGGGAAAAGGCCAGCTGTTAACTGCCTTAATGATGGTCATACCCTCACATTCATCGCTGCCTTTAACGGCCTTCTTCTGGAAAACATCATCCATGATGTACACCAGCTGGCCGCAATAGCCATTGAAAAAGCGATCCTCACCTTTCTGCCACATGTTCTGTGCGACTTCATCGGGTGGGCAAAGCTTAGCCAGCTGCAAGACAGCGCTAGCAAAGGCCTTGATCAGGTAAGTCTTGCCGACCGCAGACTCTCCGCCAAACATAACGAATAACGGAGGAGCGCGGTAGCAGTTCTCAGTCTCAAGCAAGCCCCTGAATGGAGCTATCTTGACATTCAGCTTGTCAAGCTGCCTCTCAATGGCAATCTTCAAATGCGCCGCCTGCAAAGTGGACTTCAAATTGTAGCCCACTCCAAGCAGTGCCTTGGCTTCAGTAAGCACAGCCACATTGGGCTCCTTGCAATCGATCTGAGCCATCTTGGCATCGACCTCACGGCACCACTTCATGACTGCTGCTTGCGCAGCACCCACAAGGGTAACCTGCTTGTTGCTCACAAACTTAAGAGCAAAATTCAAGGCTCCCTGAATAAGCCTCAACACAGTGGAAAAAGCTCCCTCAAAGCCGTCAGTTACGCGGCTGAACCCGCCCAAATTGCGGGTCAAGGCGGCCA